CGACTCAAATATGTTCGTTATCAATTTGCCATTAATTTGCGATGTTACGTTGCTTGCGTTTGTTGCGCTGCTTGCGCTTGTCGCCGTGCTTGCGCTTGATGCCGATGTCGCGTTTTTAACCGTTGTGCCGTTTGACTCAAAAATGGTTGATATTGCTTTTCCGTTAATATAGGTTGTTACATTGGTTGCGGATGATGCGCTGTTTGCGCTTGTCGCGCTTGATGCTGTGTTCGCGGTCGTTGCGCTGTTTGCTGTGTTTGCGCTTGCGGCATAGTCGACATTAATGCTTGTCGCCGGGGTACCAATTTTACAGATAACAACATAAGTGCCGGAGTCTTTCATTATAAATACTCGGTCTCCCACCGCAAACTTAAAAAATGTATTGCATTTATACCGCTTTGACGATGCTGCCGCCGCGCCGTCAAATTTAAGCGTCAGCCCGTCCGAGTAGACGCCTGCGACCGTTGCAAAATGCTGATCTTCCGGCTCCTGTATTTCTTCCTCGAGTTCTTTTTCCTCTTGGTAATTTTCGATCATGCTATCACCCGCCTTGCTTTATGTTTCATGTTTGCGGACGGCGACAAAACCATGCTCCACTCGGTTTCTTCAAAAAGCCCCGACAGTTCGTCGTTGTCAAGAGCCAACACATTAAACGAGCTGTGCGTTGGATTTATCGCCGTTTCAAATGTTATTGTTTGCGTCGTCAATAGCGCCTTTGTCCGCAGCATATTTGCGGTATTCTGTAACACTGTCTGGTTCGGCGTGTTGTCAACTTGCGTGACCGATAACACGCGCCCGATGTTGACCGTCGAAAACGGCACGCTCGGGTCGGTGATTTCGGCCGTTGCTGACATTGGCGCGCCCAAATCCGGGTTGGAGCAAATAACTAAAAACACATTGCATTTGCTGTGCATGTCGTTGCTTAACGTGTAATCCTCGCCGATCAAACTAAACTGCCCCGCCGTGTAAGTGTGCGTGACATTGGCAAGCGACGGTGCCGCATATGGCGTTATATGTACCGCGCCGTTAAGGTCTACCCATGCGGAGTTATAGTTGATTTCGGCGAGCAGGTCGTTGATGATTGTAAGATATGGCGTTCCGATTTCCCAGTCCTCTCGGGCTGTTGCCATTGTGAGCGATGTTGGCGTCGAGATTATGTTGGTTATGCCGCACGCCATCAGCAGGGAGTTTATTTGCGCAACATAATTTGTGCCCGCCGGTATTGATAAGCGAGTTTCTATTTTTTTGCGCTCGGCGAGATACAAAGGGCTGTACCCCTCGATTGCGACGGTTTTTAGCCCGCCGGTCTTGCGGTACTCCTCCGAGGTCACCACAAAGTGTCCGCACGGATAATCAACTCCGTTAATAGTGACGACCGCCCGTATACGGTCAGTCAAAAAGTTAATGTCCTCAAAATTGTCACGGTAAAAGGCACCGCGGATCGACATTTTAAGGGCAGATGATGACACGCAATTTATTTCGGGGTCGTCGGCGGGGTATATGCGTTTGTACACCCCGCCGCCCCTCATTACTTCGTAACGAGCCGAAAACTCGATTATGTCTTTAATCAACATATGCGACCTCCTCGACATAATCAATGCGAGTTATGTCAAGGTCAAACTCATAGACGAGCCCCGTATCGTATCCCACGCGGTTAACGCAGCCAAACATGCGCCCGCCGTGCGTGTTTTTGATTATGACCGTCTTGCCAACAAGCGCCTCGACCGCCTCGGCTTGCTCACGGGTCTTTGCCGCGTAAGTTGCTCGGAGTGTCGTGTTTTTTCGGCCGCCCGCGACCGGCACGGGATATTCGCGCCCGGCGAATTTTTTGTAGGATACATCTGCCGTCGTATCAAACGATTGCGACGTAGGGTCGTCAAGAGCAAATCGCAGGTATATCCAGGACACGGGGTTAATTGTCGATATAACGTCGCAAGGCATCTGCACCGGCACCGCGATTTCGTCGGACGCGATATAATGACCTGTCGAGAGTATGCCGAGCACCTTATAACGCGCCATGCCGTTGCTGTAATTGTCGGTATAATGCGTCGCCGCTGTTTGTGCTATCGGCACGCCGTCGCGGTATACAAGATAATCAACACAAGACGTGCTCGGCGTCCATGTGAGCGCAACCGCGCAGCCCTGCTGTGTAGCCACAAGGTCAACGCTGCCCGAGCCCGCGTTGGCAAGCTGTGCGTATATGGGGTCTGTCCAGTTTGTCCATGCCCCGTCGGATGACATAATGCGCACCGATATCTCGTACACGCCATCGGGATAATAATAGGGCGACTTGTACGACGTCGCCGTGCCAAATATCGGCTCACTAACCCTGTCGCCGATGCGCACTTGATATGCCGTCTGCCCACTCGACGACCATGTTACGGTCGGGCGCGGCTTGCCATCGCAACTGACTGACGACGACGACGGGTTAGTCTTAACAATGACTTGCGCCGTTGCCCAGTCCGACGCAATTGTGCCGGATGCCGTCCATGTGCGCACGCGCCACCACACAACGCCGTTGGGCAGGGTATTTGCAGGCACATCATGGTAATGGTTGCTTGACGCGACCTTATTGGCTATATTAGTCCATGTCATGCCCTCATCGGTGCTGTATTGCAGGTCATAGTGAGATTGCGGCGCGCCGCTCTCTTGGTAAAACGACCACGCAAACCGGTTGACCGCCGTGCGCAGTATCGTAACTCCGTTGGGCGATATATTGCTGACAATTGACGGAGCCGCACCATCTGTGTATGTATATGATACGCTGATATAGGTTGCGTCAAATGTCGTTGTCTTATTTGTCGTAGACCAGCTCACGCCGATACCGTTGAGTAATATTTTGCGGATTAGCGCGGGGTCGGTAACGATAAATGTTGCCGTTGTGCCGTTGCCCGGCATCGTGCCGATAATTGTGCCGGAGGTGTAATTGTTATACGCCGTGCGCCCGTTGCTCGTGCTGTTTATCGGCGAGTCCTGCACTCTAAAAACAACCGGGCGTGAAAATTTTATATTAACCGTGAGCGTCAGCGATGAAAAATACTTGCTTGTAAAGTATGATTCCGTTATATTCCCAAACTTGATGCCGCCCGCGTAGTAATAATACTTTATGCCAGCAGTGCCCTGCACCGCAGAACTGTGACCGACAGTTAATATGCTGTCGGATGGTGTTGTAACACTCGACGATTCACCCCAGTATGTAAGAGCGCCGTTAAGCACGATATAAGTTTGTATAACGGTTGCTTGGCGGATTACCGATACATTTAGATTAGCGGTAGCCATCGGATTTACCTCCTTCCGACGTATCCCATGCGCGTCGAAAGGCGCTGTCTTTCGGCGATACGCACCATGTCGTCAAACTCGCGGACGTTTTTAGCGTCGATGGTGATGTTGTATATAGTCGTGCCGCCCATCATTGCGCGGCTGCGGCGGTTAGTATATACTCGGCTGCCGGCAGGCAGGGCGACAAGCTCGGGTCCTTCTTCGCCGACGATAGCGAGTCCGCCGGGATGGTAGCTTGTGCCGCGGGCGTAACGCGGTATGGGTTGATTTTGCACGCTGTTAACGGTGTTTTGCATCTGCGCAACAGAGTTGCCGATTGAGCCCATGGCGCGCTCAAGGTCACCCGAGCGCCCGATTATGACTGCGATTATCGCGCCCAGCGCAATAAGCGCTGCGACAACAGCCATAATGATTAACTTTGTTTTTATCGCGGGAATGGATATTTTTTCAAAGAACCCCACTATCGCCGTAGTAGTATCCACAACTTTTTTGATCGCCGATACCATTGCAACAATACCCGCAACAACCGCAGTAATACCAACAACCGCCTGTACCGTCTGCGGGTTGATTTTTGACAACATGTTAAAGAGGTCGGTCAATATCGGTAAAAATATCATGCCGAGCGACAGCTTCGCGGCGTCCGCGGCATTGTTCATGCGCATCATGGCGTCGTTAAGCTCGCCGTATTTGTTGAGCGTTTCCTCGTCCATGACATAGCCCACGCGGTGAGCCTCGTCCGCAAGCTCGCGCAAGCGCTCCGAGCCTGCCTCGATTAACGGGTTAAGCTCACGAGCCGAGCGTCCAAAAATCTGCATCGCGATTGCGTCGCGCTCGGTTTCGTTGCGGATTTTGCCGAGCCGGTCAATAACTTGATAAAATACTTCGTTTGCATCGCGAAGCTGCCCGTTTGACTCGGTGACGCGCACATGCAATTTTTTAAATGCTTCGCTTGCTTCTTTTGACCCGTTCTTTGCATTGTTCATCGAACGTATCATGCGCGACAAAGAACCCTGCATCGTTTCAAACGATACATCAACGAGTTCGGCGGCATAGCGAAATTCTTGAACAGCGTCAGTCGATATACCGGTAGTCACCGCAAGCGTCATAATATCATCTGCGGTGTTTGACGCCTCTATCGAGAGTTCGACGAGCTTTTTGCCGAGCGCTATTAAACCAGTCAGTGCCATCGAGCCGACGACCGTAAACCCGTCGAACTTATCGGTTGCGCCCTTTATTGCATCGGGAAGTTTAACTCCAAACTTCTCGGCTACGTCAGTCAACGTCCCGGAAAGCGCCGAAAACCCGCCCTCCGCTTTCTTTGCCGCGTCTTTGGCTTCGCCGAGTTCCTTGTTCATTTTGTCGAGCTCGACTTGCGCTTTGTTTATCGCTGTGCGGTACTCTGCCGCCTGCACGCTGTTCGCGCCGTACTCTTTTTCGACCTCGTCGAGCCGGGCGCGCATAGCTGTGAGCTTCTCGCTCTGCGCGGCGATGCTGTCGGTTAATATGCCGATTCGCTCTCTTGCCTGCGCCGCCGCGTTGCCCGTACCGTCGGTGGTTGCCGTAACAAGCTCAAGTTTGCTCGCGTTTTCCGCAAGTCGTGCCTCAAGCGACGCGAGGATATTTTCGTACCCGGCTGTTGTGTCCTGCGCTTCACGGATTAATTTTTCGTTGTCACTCAACTGCTGATTGAGCTGTAACAATGCCGCTTGCGCCTCAAGGTATTTCGCGCGCGCTTGCTGGGTTTCTTTCGCATTTTCGCCCGCCGCAGCCGACAACTCACGGTATCTGCCCTCAAGCGAGTTGACCTTTTTGGTCTGGTCGTCGATTGCGGTCAACAGCGCGCGTGTCTTTTGTTTGAGCGTTTCGACGCTGCCGCCGTTGTTGTTATACTCAAGCGTCAACGCTTTGAGCTCGGCTTTGTTTGCCTTTATGCGCGCGTCTATCTGTTCAAGCGCACGTTTAAACTCTATATCGCCCTCAACCGCAAGCCTAAATCCTGCATCAGCCATTTACTCAATCACCTCCTCGTCGCTATCTGGGAAATCAAATCCGCTGTCGTTCCTTTCGCCATCAATCGGTATGCCATTAAACCGGCAGTATGTTTCATACTGCCGGCATATTTCGTCAATCGTTAAAAAACGCGCCTCTTTGTACGAGTAGCCGAGCAACGTCACGGCAAAATAATAGATTTGGGCAAAGTCAATTATGTCTGGCTCTGCGCCTTGAGCTTTGCCGCTTCTTCCATTAACTCGGCTGTCGTAATTTTTTTTTGACCGCCGAGCGCCTCATTGTATGCGTTAACAATGGCGTTAACAATTTCCGGCGACTGGATGTCCTCAAATGACAGCATCATGCCAAACGCCCGGACGTCGGGCAAGTCGGGCTCGTTTTTGCCGTTAAAATAACGCTCGTACGCGATGCCCTCGTTAATGAGCCGCCATAATACCCATATTGTTTCCGACAGGCTTTCCATTTTTTTCGTCCAGTTTGTTAGCTCGCCGTATCGCTCCTGCAAGTCGGCTATAACATTGACGGTAAACTTTATCGGGTATTCTTTGCCACAAATTTTTACTGTCGTCATTATGCGCCTCCTCCCTCGACCGGGAAGTTAACATGCTTTTTGACGTAGGCAAGCGCCTCCGCGTATGTATTGTGGCGTTTAAAGCGGCGCCAGTTTTTGTCGGCGTTAAGCATGAGGTCGGCAACCTCCGTAAAGCCGGTAAACTCAAGGTTTTCGCCCTTTGTGCGCGATTCCTCGTTGGGGTTTCTAAACTGCGCCTTGAGGTATACGACCGAACGATATTTCGGGACGCCGTTTTTAACCTCGGTTATAATTGTGCCAACACGGACAAAAGGCGGGTTATCATTAGCAGCGTCGATAACGTCGCCATCCTCGGTATCGACCGTCGCGCCGTGTATCTCGGCGTATGTTTCGTCGCTAATATGGTCAAACTCAACCGTTAACTCTCCCGATTGAAACTGTTTGACCGATTCGACAACCGTATTATTGGCATACATCTTTGCTTCGGCGGTCTGTATCGACTCCGACACACGGATCGCCGCGCCAAGCACTTTGCCCGTGCCGAGCGTTTCGGTCTGTACACCGTTCGTTTCGGTTACCGTGATCGGGCAATAAAACAAGTCGGTAAGTCCTGTTTTAGCCATACGTTACACTCCTTTGTTTGTGATTTTTTTGATTTCGCGGTCAACGGTTTCCTGCATTGCTTTTATGGCGCGTTCGCGCGACGCTTTTACCGCCGGACGCGCAAACGGATGCGCCTTGCGTATCTTGCCGTTGCTGTA